GTCCAGTATCATAATAATATTGAGAATGTTTAGCATCAAGTTCTGCACGTTTGTTGTAGTATTCTGCCTCACGCATGTTATACTCACGGCACTTTTCTTTTTCTTCTTGCTCTGCCGCAGCATCACACATTGCGTTTAGGTCTTCTTCAGTGTAATGTTGAGAGATTTCAGTCTGCTCATTCCAGAACTCTTCCCAGTCTTGTTCGGTTACCTCAAAATTAACAGGACGATTACCTTTCAGCAAAGAAAGAAGTTCGATACTTTTAGTCAGATACTTTTTGTGATACTCTACACTCTCATCCACACACTTGATAATAGTATTGTAGATGTCTTGTGGTGTAAGATCTTCACAATTCAAAGCATCATTCACCCAGTTGTCAAGTTGTTCCAAAGAATACTTCTTATAAGAGAAGTCAGAACTCAGATACTCATTGTTCATCGAGGAAGTCTTTGATTGCTTGCTCCATGATAACCTGAATCTCCTTCTGTGTCAACTGGTTCATCCAACTCCAATTTGGGTCTTGTGGGTCCCAGTCCATCGTAAAGGAACCGTCTTCATTCTGAGTTACTTTAAGACTATCAGCAGTCATCACAGTCCTCGTTTTTCTTTTTCCAGTTCTTACGAACCTTTCTCAACTCTTTGAGTTCCATTTTAATGTTCTGGTATGCTGTCTCAGCATCAATTTTGCCACCCATTTCCATGGCACAAATCATATCAACACGAGTCCCAAAGTGACTTAGGGCTTTTTCAAAGCAATCTAAATCTTCATACATCCCATTCAGTCCTAAACTTACTAGCAAGAATATCTATGCGGGATTCGATAGAGTTCATTGCTTCATAGAGTGCATTGGTTTGTCCAATGTTTTCTTCCTCAAGCACACGAACTCGATCTTCAAGTTGTTTCACCTTTTCGGATAAAATTTCAAGGGGAGTTGGTTCATCAATTCCCCACTTCATCAAGATAGAATAAGGATTGATTTTCACAGTTTGCCTCCAACAACTCCGTCATTTACAACACGACTGTTCTTTTCATCCCATCCTTCTTGTCGTCCTTTGAGATAGAACCTAGTCATACGAATACAAATGTCTTCAGTTAGACCAGAAACCAAACCATTGTCGTCTTTGTCATAACTGTGCCAGAGGAATCGTGCTTTTACAACATAAAAGCAGTCATCAATCAGTTTGCGTTCAACATTCATCGGGTCCGATTGTGTCATTCTTTTTGTTAAATCCAAAAGGTGCTTCTTTTTCTTCCAGTGCTAGTTTAAGTGCTACACCACCGACTGCTTCCATTACTTTCAGAATGTCTTCTGGTTTAGCATCTTCACCTAGTTCTTTGGCGACATACCAATACTTTGGCCAAAAGGTTTCTCCTGCCTTTTGATAGTCTTCAAGTGTTAGTAGTTTCATTTGTCAATATCAGGATGGGGAGCATACAGTGGACCTTGATAATCGTGTGGACGATTAACACGGTTGTTCACCACAGTGTTGTGAAGTTGTTTGAGTGCTTCAATGGTTTCGGGAGTTTCTTCCCAAGTCCATACATCACCAGTCTTGCCAGTAAAAGTTCGTTGAGTCATGATTTAAGATGTTCTAATACTTTGGCGAAGTGCATATCGCCGTGAATGTAACCTCCAATGATTATAGCACCGACACAGAGCATTAGCAACCCCAGAGTCAGCACAATCATCACGTTATCAGGTGGTTTTTTTATGATCATACTCAATCACAATACGCTTGTGTTCTTCACGACCATTGGTTACAATCTGATGATGCCACTTACCACCCAGTTCTTTTGCCAGTTGATCAATACGATAGCGGGAATACTTACGGTCTTCACTCATTACAAATTCTTTCCATTGCGACTAGAGTTTCATATGGAATCCAGGCAGGATTCTCATCACCAAACTGTACCTGAACTTCAGTCAATACAGTCTCATACTGTTTACTATAAGTTTGTCGTGTGTTCTTCACATACGAAATAGGATTGTCAACCATTAGTAGTCATCTCCATAAGGAACATCAGAGTCAGCATCCATTAATTGGACGGTTGTTTTATATCCCTGCTCTACAGTAAATTCGTGCTGTTTGGCAATATCTTGTAGTGCCTCAACATCATACTCTGGAGCAGTTATCCAACTAAAACCCTTACCAAAGGTGTTGTCTGGATTGACGACATACCAATGGCAGGCAGTATCAGGGACAAAAACAGAACATTCTTTCCAGTCATTATCCCACTGGGGAACTTGGACGAATGATAGGGCTGCAAGCAGAAAACCAAACAAATTAAGAAACATAAATTACACTCCGTCGAATTTATATCCTGTGAAGATAATGTCGTTCTTTGTTAATTTATATCGTGTGATGTGCTTTTTGCGGTGCTCTTCACATTGGAAATAGCAACTACGTTTCTCACCTCTTTCATTATGAATTAGTTTCCAAGGGAACATATCATAAGGATATTCTACCTCAAGTTCAGCAGGAGTATATGCAACAACTTTAGGTTTTGCTTTTGCCTTTGGTTTAGTTGTCTTTTTGGTTACTGGTTTAGGTTTTGCTTTTGCCTTTGGTTTAGTTGTCTTCTTGGTTACTGGTTTAGTTGCTCGGGGCATTTCGAAATTACACTAGAAACGGCAAGGATTTTCAGTTCGTGGTGCTTTGATTCACTAATAATCTTTCTTACATTTTCACTACCATAAGTATCGTTAGCCATACTATAGGCGATGAGAGCAGACTTGAGGTAGTCTTTCTCCTGCTCCATAATAGCACAGAAGTCTGCTGCTACGGTATTGAGGAGGGTGGAAAGTGTTAGTTCTAACATTAGTCAACTGCATTTGGAATCATCATTTGTGCTGCAACTTCTTGGTGCTTTAGGTGCAGCTTAACAAAGCACCGACACATATTTCTCAACTCATCAATATCTTCACAAACTTCTATCTCTCTTGAGATCTTTTCATACTCAAACATTCTAAATGTTGTATCAAGTGTTATGTCATCAGGGTTCATTGTTCTTTGTATAGAGGATATAGTATTTACTCCTGATAACACCGAAAAGTAAAGTTGGGAGAAGTTGGAACACAGAATAGTTCTGGTGGATTGTCTATCTTCCAAATAGTATAGAGTGCAATAATGATTTGCAGAAATGGAAGAATGAATACTACCCTATCTCTCATTGCAGAGCCCTCTCAAGTTCATTGATACGCATAAAATCTTGGTATGCCTTATCAGAACGCTCTGAAAGGATGCTCAAAAGGTCTTGACGGATGGTATCAGTATCCACATAGTCATCTAGGTATCTGTCCAGTGCTTCCTTCAGGTGGCGTCTTCTGTGCCACTCTGGGGAATAGGGGCGATAGTCCATAATAATGCTGTATTTGAGAGTATTATAGCACTATGGGTTGTTAGGGTCAAGTCCCAGTGACAGTAGATATTCTGTCCACCAGTCTGGATCTTTGTTTCTTCTCCACTTCGGAACTTCCATTCCTTTCTCAAAGTAATACTGCCACAATGCTTCATCTATAGTCTGTTTTACTTCCATATTCCTCGTCCTCTTCATCAACGTCTCCATACGGGTTCGCCAAATAGGGTCCATGTGGTTTTCTGGATTCTTCTCTGACATGTTTCCTTTCCTCACTTATAGCAGAAAACCACAATGCCAGTTTCATTACCAACCAGATAACTGCGAGTGGTAGAAAACAAAGAGATAAGATTAGAGCTTGTTTCATTCATCGACTTCCCAACACTTTTGGAATCGGTCTCTTAACTCATTTATTTTTACTTGTTTCTGAAACTCTAGAATATGGTCATTTATTTGTTTTTCGTCATCAGTCAACTCCATACGATACATGAGTTTAATATCAATAAGACGTGTCATGTTCATGTAGAACTCTGTGCCTTTATGAATAAACTCTTCGTATGTCATCAGATAATTCCTTGGGTACACAAATAGTGTAGTGTGTCCTTCATACTCCCTATATGTTGTGTTCCATATGCTACCTGGGGATAGGTTGCCTCTTCACCAAACTCTGCATCAAATGCCTTCTGGTCAAAGTGTTCGCCTAGTTTATACTCATGAAACTCACCACCAAGTGCTTTCAGGAGCATACCAATACGCTCACACTCTTGACTTCCGTTAGAATAAATTACTGCTGTTTCAGTCATAAAATTAGTCCCTTTGTCTCCAATCGTCAGGTTTTTCTTGATTAAACCAGTCTACAATTTCATCAGCACTACCAAATCCAGTGCGATGATTTGATGGGTCAGGGTCACCCAGTCCCATAATGTTCATGAAGTCGTCCATACTACCCTCAACCATATCAGGGTTAGCAGCACGACCTCTTGCTCTTTTAAGCATCTCTCTGGCAGAAGTATTTGCCTTCGCAAGTTTCTCTGCCCACACCATTTCTTCAAGACCTACTTCTTCTTGTAAGGCAATCTTCTTACATATTCCTTCAAGTCGAAGACGATACTGAGTTGATAACATATCAATCCTTGTTATTCTCTATGTGGTTATTTATTTTTGCCGTCAATTCCCTTGCTAGTTTAAGAGAACGACGATATATTAGATATTTTACCACAGGGTTTCTGGGATCATTAGTCAACAACCACACTCTTCCTCTGATATAGTTTGTTATGATACCAATTACATAATAAAAAGCAGCAGCAATACTCTCATCAGTTACGATGAAATATGCTGCTACTGCAAAGAGTAGAAAAAATATGTATTGAGAAGTCATTAGTTAAACTCCTGATTTCTCCTCTCATCCAGATAACGGATGATTTCGTCTCTCCATTCCATCAACTCATGAAAACACTCCTGATTGTGAGCACATTGACGCAATTCGTGGTCTGGTTTTAAGACGCTTTCATAAAACAAACCCAGTGCATCTCTACGCTTTTCGTGCTTTTCGTTCATGAATTGTCTCCTGTTGTACTATTTAATCTACTTCTTTTTGGATTTTTTGATTTCCTTAAGAATGTAGTTCTTTGCAGCAGTATAGTTCTGAGCAGTATGCACTATAGAACCATAGTTAATAATAGCAAACTTTTTGGAATTGACAATAGGAATCGCAGCCCACATGCCATCATTTGTTACATAACCCTCTGGATCTCCTGCTTTGTCATCTAGTACACCAGGGCGCTCAATGAAAGGTTTCTGAAATGTCATCAAAAGAAAGAGGCATTGACACTAATAACCTTGGCATTAGGATTGCGAGCAAGTGCTACTTGACGGGCTTCTTGATAGTCACGGGCATGAACGGTTTCTTCAAACACGGTGCCAGCAACGTAGAGTTTGACTTTGCACTTCATGGTGGTGTTCCTTTGATTACTTTAGTATTATAGCAGAGTTGGGGTGATGTGGGGATAGAGTGTGCCAGTTTCAGCGGCGGACCACAGACACGGCAGGCATACCCTGGTTGAAAACGGTGTCAACGACCGCCTGAACGCTCTTGGCGGTGCTGATGCCCACTTTATCATAAACAGGCACACAGACCAGTCCAAAGGTCTTCTGAGACCCTCCCAGACGGATCACACGACCGATGGACTGAGAGATTCCGATGTAGTCCATGTTCCGCATAAAGAGAACTGCTTCCAACCCGCTCACGTTGATCCCCTCGCTCAAGATGCTGTGATGGAGCACCACGAACTTCTTAGAAGGATCCTTGCCCCAGGCGTTGAGAGTGTCAAAGAACACCTCACGGTTGACCTTCTGACCGTCAATCACACCACCAGTCTTGGCAGTGATATACATACAGGAGTAACCACGCTCTGCCAGTTCCTTACGGAAGTCAGACTCACTCAACAGTTTGACGATCTGCTTGGTAGAACGAGCACAGATCAGAATCTTACTTAGATTGTTGTCGTCAATGGTATCCAGCAGGTTCTGCGAATCACGATCAGCAATCATCTGCTTGTCCTGAACCATGTCCAGCTGCTTCACCACAACCTTAGGAGGAAGGATATAACCCTCTTCTACCAGTTTAGGAGCAGGAACGTTGCAGATCACATTGCCATAAACCTCAGGATCATTCATCCCAGGTTTGGAAACAGTGAGAGAATGCTTAGGAGTAGCAGTGAAGAAATAGCAGCGAGTAGCAGTAGAAGAGAAGTGCTCCGTAGCAGGGAAAAAGTTACGTTGGACCGAATTGTGCGCTTCATCAAAGTAAATGCAATCAACGTTGATGTCTGCCTCCATAAGACGGGGCAGAGAATGGTAGGTAGTGAAGATCAGTTGCTTACGATATGCTTGCTGACTCCAGTTACGGATGATAGCAGGACGAGTGCTGCTGAAGTGATGAGTCTCACCGCTATGAACGTGCATCACTGCAACTTCAGTGTGAAACTCAAGAAACTCGGCAGAGAGTTGCTCGGCAAGTAGAATACGAGGAGCAACTACAACCACGATACCACGATCACAGGCATCAAGATATTCTTGAGAATCCTTGATCATGCACATGGTCTTACCACCACCCGTAGGCACGATGACCTGACCCTTGTCGTGCGCCAGCATTGCAGTCAGTGCGTCCTGCTGGTGGGGGCGGAGTTGGATCACAGGTCTCATCGCGTATGAAACTATTATAGCACAATGGGACCTCTACCGATGGTCCCTGTGACGGTTTTCTAACTGTCCCTTTAAGAGCTCAGACTCTCATCTTCAACCGGGACAAAGGTAGTCTACAGGGATTATGAGGTCTTGTCAAGATGCCTGATATGAACCATCTATTGTTGTTCCATTTACAGATCCTTGTACGGTATAATTTGTTCCTGTTATTGCTACTCCATTTTGATAAGATGTTGAGAATCTATTTCCTTTTGTTATTCTTGCAGATGCATCAAGATCAATTGTTATAGATCCAGTAGTAGTATTAATTTGCATAGCATCACCACCATTTGGATTTGATAATATAGTGTCTGAACCAGTTCTTGATGATGCATTAGCAGGTACTGGATCCATACCATTAGAACCGTTGATAGATCCTTGGACATCAATAGTTAAATTATAAGTTGCAGAGTTTAAAAATTCTACTGCTGGTTTATGAGGATCGAAAGATTCTGCTGCTGGGGTGTATTCTATTTCAATGAATCCATTTGTTGATGTTGTATATGTTGACTGTGTGGAGAGGGTTAATATGTCTGAACGATATTTGGATGCTCCTCCAAGACCACCATCAGCATATTTTACTATTGTTGGCCCAAACTGAAAAATATTACTACTACGCTGATTAAGCGATCCTACTGGTCCTCCTAATCCACCAGAGGCACCGCCACCACCACCACCAGATCCAGCAGCATCTCCACTACCTTGTACACCATCTCCACCATCGCTAGTAGATATTGCGCTAGTTGTACCTGCAACAAAAGGTGCATCTCCTCCCTGATGAGCGAATCCTGTAGTATTTGGAGTATTAACAGAGCTTGCATCAACATACTGCGCTCCGCCGCCACCTCCACCGCCGCCACCAAGAACTGCTATCAGCGTATTATCGAGATAAACGTAAGAGGCACCACCTCCACCTCCACCTCCACCAGATGAACCAGTTGGTCCATCATCACCA